GACCGCTACAACATCCGTTATTCCCTGAGAGTGAATGAGGATGGCGAAAGCCAGCCTGTCAATCCGGCTGCAAGACCGGAAGACTGGGATTTGCTGAGAACGGATGTGCTGGAAAAGACGTATCCGCTGGCGGCAGATCCTGAACAGTTTATGCCGGTACTGGCAATGGCGGTGGACTCAGGTGGTGAAGACGGTGTTACCGATAATGCCTACGCGTTCTGGCGAAGGTGTAAGCGAAAAGGCGTTGCCGGGCGCGTTTATCTGTTCAAGGGAGACAGTACCCGACGCGAGAAGCTGATCACCAAAACCTATCCCGATAACACCGAACGCTCAGAACGTCGGGCAAAAGCCAGGGGGGATGTGCCGTTGTATCTGTTACAGACCAATGCCCTGAAAGACAGGGTAGCTGCCGCACTGGAGCGTGAGGAGCCGGGGGCGAATTACATTCATTTTCCTGACTGGCTGGGGCCGTGGTTCTACGAGGAACTGACCTATGAAGAGCGCAGCGCAGACGGAAAGTGGAAAAAACCGGGACGCGGTAATAACGAGGCGCTCGATCTGATGTGTTACGCCCACGCGCTGGCTATTCTCCGTGGCTATGAGCGAATCAACTGGGAAAAACCACCAGGATGGGCTCGCTTACCGGAAAAAGACGCCGCAAAAACCACGCAGCCTGTTGAGGTTCGCCAGCAGGGGCAACACGAAGGAGGAGAGAAAGCCGTGAAAGCCAGGAAGAAAAAAATTTTACCCGCCTGGGGCGGTGGTTCCGGAGGAGGGTGGTTATGACCAGGGCAGGGCTACAGGAGTTGTACAACGCCTATCTGGAGGCCGAGCTTGCTGTACTGAAAGGCAAGTCCATCATGCTTAACGGTCAGTCAATGACAATGGAAAGCCTGGAGGAAATCAGGAAGGGGCGCCGCGAGATTGAAGACAGGTTACAGCGGTTAAATAATCCGCGACGGCTTTTCACCCGGGCGAGGTTGTCATGAATTTTATCGATAAAGCTATCAGCATGATGTCGCCGGGATGGGCTGTATCAAGACTCCGATCGCGGGCAGTAATAAAAGCTTACGAGGCTGCAATACCCACCCGGACACATAAAATTAAGCGTGAAAACCGCAACGCCAATCAACTAAACCAGATTGCCGGAAAGTCCCTGCGGGAGCAGGCCCGCTGGTTCGATAACAATCACGATCTGGTGGTGGGGGCGCTCGATAAGATGGAAGAGCGCGTTATCGGGGCTAAGGGGATCATCGTTGAGCCACAACCACTGACGGTGGCCGGAACGCTGAATAACGCGCTGGCGGAACAAATCCACGCCAGATGGGCAGAGTGGTCCGTGTCGCCGGACGTGACCGGACAATATACGCGCCCGGTACTGGAGCGCCTTTTGTTACGCACATGGTTGCGGGACGGGGAGGTGTTCTCCCAGATGGTGGCGGGAAAAATGCCGGGGCTTGAGCCGGTGGCGGGCGTACCGTTCTGGCTTGAGGCGATGGAACCGGATTATGTCCCGATGGAACAGACGGACAGTACAAATAATCTGGTTCAGGGGATCTATTTTAACGACTGGCAAAGGCCAAAAAGTTACATCGTCTGTAAATCCTGGCCGGGATTTGCCACCGCTATGGTGGCCACCAAGCTTATCGATGCAGAAAATATGCTGCATCTTAAATTCACCCGTCGCCTGAATCAGGCGCGGGGCGTCACATTGCTGGCGCCGGTTATTATCCGGCTGCTGGATCTGAAGGAGTATGAGGACAGTGAAAGGCTGGCCGCGCGTATTTCGGCGGCTTTTGCCATGTTTATCCGGCGCAGTGACGCAATGGTACAGGATGGTGACGCGCCAGATTATGCGGATAAAGACCGCGATCTGGATATTGAACCCGGCACCATTCTGAAAGACCTGTTGCCGGGAGAGGATATCGGCACCATCAAATCTGACAGGCCAAATGCCAACCTGGAGTCTTTCCGTATGGGGCAACTGCGAGCGGTTGCCGCAGGTGTACGCGGAAGTTTTTCTTCTATTGCCAGAAACTACGACGGCACCTACAGCGCCCAGCGTCAGGAGCTGGTGGAGGCTCAGGAGGGATACACCATTCTACAGGATAATTTTATTGCTGCCGTCAGTCGCCCGGTTTACCGGCGATGGCTGGCGACGGCGATTACGGCGGGTGTGATAGATGTGCCGACGGACACGGACATGGGGACCCTGTTTAATGCCGTGTATTCCGGTCCGGTTATGCCGTGGATAGATCCGCTGAAAGAGGCGAATGCCTGGCGGGTGCTGATACGCGGCGGGGCGGCAACAGAGAGTGACTGGGTGCGTGCCCGTGGCGGCGCACCTGCTGAAGTGAAACGCCGCCGTAAGGCGGAAATTGACGAAAACCGTAAGCTGGGACTGGTATTTGATACTGACCCGGCACATGACCCGGGGGAACAGGATAATGCCGGAAGTGAAGACAACAGTGGCGGCGATAAAAATGCCGCCGGTGATGACCACAGGGAACGAACGCGGGGAGGGAAGCAGTAATAGCTGGTATTCCATCAGGGCTGCAGTCAATAACACGGCGGAGGTCCGCATTTATGACGAGATTGGTGGATGGGGAATTTCGGCTCGCTGGTTTGCAGAAGAACTGGCTGCACTGGGACAGATTAACCGGATAAATCTGCATATTCATTCACCTGGCGGAGCAGTACTGGACGGAATAGCCATTTATAACCTGCTGAAAAATCATCCGGCGCAAAAAACGGTGTATATCGATGGAATGGCCTGCTCAATGGCATCCGCTATTGCGATGGTAGGTAATCCCATCATTATGCCGGAAAACGCCATGATGATGATTCATAAGCCGCGCGGAGTGGCGGGGGGAGGCGGAGGATATCCGGGAATATGCTGACCTGCTTGACAAGATCGAAAGCGTCATTATCCCCATCTATACCGAAAAAACTGGAAAAACGCCTGAAGATATTGCTGCCATGCTGGCAAAGGAGACCTGGATGAGCGGCGCGGAGTGCGTCAGTGAAGGGTTTGCCGACAAACTGATACAGCCTGTAAAAGCAATGGCCTGTATTCATTCAAAACGTGTTGAGGAGTTTGAGCATATGCCACAGAGCATTAAAGGTATGATTATCGCCCCGCAGGGCAATGCAGGCGCGCAACCGCAGCCACAGGCAAAAGCCCCTGAGTCACAGATTCAGTCGCAGGCTCAGTCGCCGGCTGTAGATGAAAATGCCATTCGCGCACGCCTGCAGGAAGAACAGCGTAACCGTATCACCGGCATTCAGAATGTGTTTTCACTTTCCGGCGATCGTTATGCCTCGCTGATGGCAGAGTGCATTGCTGATGTGGATTGCTCTCTGGAAATGGCGAAGGACAGACTGTTGGCCGAGATGGCGAAAGGTATTACGCCGACTAACCAGCTGAATGGTCCGCAGAATCGCGCAGAGTTTCATGCCGGGATGTATACCGGAAACGGTAATATTACCGGCGACGCCGTTCGCGCTGCCGTGATGGCCCGCGCAGGCTATGAAGAAGCGCAGAAGGATAACCCGTACAACTGTATGACCCTGCGTGAACTGGCGCGAATTTCGCTGGTGGCGAGGGGTACAGGCGTGTCCAGCATGAATCCCATGCAGATGATCGGCATGGCATTTACGCACAGCACCTCCGATTTCGGTAACATTCTGCTGGATGTTGCAAACAAGTCCATTCTGCAGGGCTGGCAGGAAGCGCCGGAAACCTTCGATGCCTGGACCAAAAAGGACAGTTGTCTGATTTCAGGATTGCGCACCGTGTGGGTATGGGGGGATTCAGTTCACTGCGTCAGGTTCGTGAAGGAGCGGAATACAAATACGTCACCACAGGGGATAAACAGGCGACCATTGCGCTCGCCACCTATGGGGAGCTGTTCAGCATTACCCGCCAGGCCATCATCAATGATGATATGAATATGCTGACGGATGTCCCGATGAAGCTGGGACGTGCGACAAAAGCCACCATTGCCGATCTGGTTTATGACGTTCTCATCAGTAACCAGAAACTGTCCAGTGATAATGTGGCGCTGTTTGACAAGACGAAACACGCAAACGTCCTTGAAAAAGCCGTTATGGATGTGGCGTCCCTGGATAAAGCGCGCCAGCTAATGCGGATGCAGAAAGAGGGCGATCGCCACCTCAATATCCGTCCGGCATTTGTACTGGTGCCGACGGCGCTGGAGTCTGTGTCAAATCAGGTGATTAAATCTGTCAGTGTCAAGGGGGCGGATATTAACGCCGGGATCATTAACCCGGTGAAAGATTTCGCCACGGTGATCGCGGAGCCTCGTCTTGATGACGCCAGTCAGTCCACTTTCTATCTTACTGCAGCAAAAGGCAGCGATACCGTTGAGGTGGCTTACCTTAACGGCGTGGATGAGCCGTATATCGACCAGCAGGAAGGATTCACGGTGGATGGCGTAACCACGAAAGTTCGTATTGATGCGGGCGTTGCGCCGGTGGATTATCGCGGTATGGTGAAATGCACCGTATAACCCACTAAAAGCAGACATTAAGCGATACGGCCCTGACGGGCTTTTTTTATACCTGAAATCCGGCACGGCGTGCCGGAAAGGAGAATAACCGTGGCTAAGAATTACGTGGAAGACGGCAAAACGATTGAAATTGTGGCGACCACGTCACTAAAGAGCGGAGATCTGGTACAGGTCGGCGATATGTTCGCTGTGGCTGTTACCGATATTGCCGCCGGGAGCGCCGGAACCGGCATCGCAGAAGGGGTATTCAGCATACCAAAACTGACAACAGAGGATATTGCCGTCGGGAAAAAAGTGTATCTGAAGGATAACGTGGTTCAGACGGATGCAACCGGCAGCCTGCCGTATGTCGGGGTGGTATGGGCGCCAGCGGCAAACGGTGATGAAACCGTTCCGGTAAAAATTAATGGCTGACCTTTTTGACGGGATGAAAAGGCGCATGGATGCACTTATCGCAGAACGCTTCGGCATGAAGGTCAACATCAACGGGACTGACTGCATAGTGGTGGAGTCTGATTTTCTGGCTGAACTGGGGCCTGTTGAAGGAAACGGAAAAAACGTAGTGGTGTTTTCAGGCAACGTTATCCCGCGCCGGGGAGACAGGGTGGTACTGCGGGGCAGTGAGTTTACCGTGACCCGTATCCGGCGTTTTAACGGTAAGCCACAACTGACTCTGGAGGAGAACAATGGAGGTAAAGGGGCTTAAAGAGGCCATTTCAGTACTTAAAGAAATTGATCGTGGATATGTGACCCGGGCAAAAATTCGGGCCATTAACCGGGTGGCAAAACGGGTGGTCAGCGTGTCAGTTCGCAGTGCTGCTGCTTTGGTGGTGGCCGGAGACAACCGACGGCAGGGTATTCCCGTCAGAACGGTAAGACGTCGCGCCAGAGTCAGGCTGGCCAGAGCGGACAAGCCTTTTGCCAACATTTATGTGAACTGTGATCCGCTGACTGCCATCAGGTTACTGAGTTCGCCACCATCAACCCCGATGAGGGGGAGAAAAGGTAAGCCGCTACGTATAGGAAAATACCGTTTTGACCGGGGGTTTATTGCGCAGGCTCCGAACGGATGGTGGCAGGTATTTGAGCGTTCCGGTGCCGGAAGATACCCACTTAATGTGGTGAAAATCCCGGTTGCTGATGCATTGCGCCATGCGTTCAACACGCAGGTTGTTTTACAGATGAAAACGGAGATGCCCAAAGAGCTGAAGCATGAAATCAGTTATGAACTGAGGAGATTCACTAAAAAATGACCCGACACAGTGCAGTACGGCAGGCCATTATTGCCGCATTAAAAAAGACCGATGATGGCTCCACCACGTTTTTTGACGGTCGTCCGGTCGTGGTGGAGGAGGATGAGTTACCTGCGGTGGCGGTGTACCTGAGTGATGCTCAGTATACCGGTACTGAGGTGGACGGTGATATCTGGAGCGCGGTGCTACATGTGGAAGTATTTCTGAAAGCCACTGCACCGGACAGCGCCCTGGATGAACAGATGGAGAACAGGGTGTATCCGGCACTGGGGAGCGTGGCGGGACTGGGTGACATCATCCGGACAATGTCGGCGCAGGGGTATAACTATCAGCGAGACGATGAAATGGCGATGTGGGGGTCAGCCGATCTGAGTTACGACATCACCTATTCCATGTAGAGGAAAAGAGAATGACAGACACGACAATTCCTAATCCACTTGCGCCGGTAAAAGGCGCAAATACCACATTCTGGATGTACAACAGCGAGGGTGATCCGTTCGCCAGCCCGCTAAGTGATAATAACTGGCTGAGGCTGGCAAACGTAAAAGACCTGCAGCCGGGAGAACTGACGGCAGATGCAGAAGATAATAACTATCTTGATGACGAGAACGCTGACTGGAAAAGTACCACACAGGGACAGAAGTCTGCCGGGGATACTTCTGTGACGCTGGCGTGGAAGCCAGGTGAGGACGTACAGAAAAAGCTTATTCAACTGTTCACGACCGGGCAGAAGCGCGGATTCCGGATCAAGTATCCGAACGGCACTGTTGATGTGTTCAGAGGCTGGGTGAGCTCGCTGGGGAAAACGGTGCAGAGTAAGGATGAGATCGCCCGTACAGTAAAAATTACCAGTGTGGGCCGTCCGTACATTGCTGAAGAGGATGCACCGGAAGTGGTTAGTGTTACCGGACTGACAGTGGAACCGACAAATGCCACCGTGAAGGTCGGCGCCACAACAGCGGTTACGTTCACGGTGAAACCGGATAACGTGACAGATAAATCACTGCGTATCGCAACGTCAGATCCGACTACAGCCACCGTCACGCAGGCGGAAAATATTGCCACTGTAAAAGGTGTTAAGGCAGGTACAGTGAAAATTATTGGCATGACAACAGACGGTAATTTTACCGCTATTGCGGATATTACTGTTCAGGCATAACCCACCTCTCGTCCTGTTTTGGGGCATTTTTTTCAGGAATAAATCATGTTTTTAAAGAAAGAGACGTTTACCCGGGGGGATGCGTCGGTGGCATTGTTCGAGTTATCCGGCCTGCAACGTATTGAGTACCTGGAGTTCATCCAGAAACGTACTGCGAAATATGACACGGATATGGATGGTGCGACGGAAGCGGATAAGCGCGTGGCTTATATGCAAATGGCACTGGAAATTAATGCCTGGCTGGTATCCCGCTCGCTTCTGAATGGTGATTCTTCTCAGGATGCAGACACGCTTTATCAGTCAGTACAGGCGAAGTGGTCGTATGAGGCGCTGGACGCAGGCGCAGAAAGTGTTCTGATGCTCAGCGGGCTGTCTGCGGATAAGAAAGATAACGCCAGTGATTCAGGTAATGAATCAGAGGACATGACGCCGGAAAAGTCCTGAATAATGAGCTTCATTTTGTCCGGCAACTGGCCCGGGAGTTCCGGCGGCCTGACTGGCGCCGGATGCTGGACGAAATGAGTTCAACTGAACTTAGTGAGTGGGCTGATTTCTTTCGGGAAAACAGTTTCAGTGATGCCCTGCTGGATGCGGAGTTTTCCACGCTGAAAGCGCAGGTGTTCATGCTGGTGACGGGGAAAGAAATCGATGCAGCGGACTTCAGTTTGCTGACATTACCCGGAGCGGTACAGAGCATGACGGAGCAGGATCTGCTTGAAGTGGCAGTCGGTATTCCGGGAGGAGTGAGATTTGAGCCAGAAAGTCGGTGATATCGTCATCAACATGGATGTTGATACAGCTAAAGTTGCCGCCGGTCTTCAGACTGCCAGTAACGGGCTGGGGAAGCTGGTGGACAGCAGTGATCTCGTTGAAAAACGCATCAAGCGATGTATGGAGTCCAGCGCCAGAAGTGTGGCGGCATCGGCAAAAAGTATCAGTGCCGCTATGGCGCAATCACAGGTTGCCACACGCACACAGAGTGACGCTATGGCACAACTGGCGCGTGAGGCGAACGAGGCCAGAGAAAGGGCTGTCGACCTGAATCAGAAGTTAAGGGCGGAAGCTGCGCAGGCAGCGGCGGTTGCACAGGCTCAGGATGCAGCCGCAGCGGCATTTTACCGTCAGATTGACAGTGTAAAACAGTTAAGCGGTGGTCTGCAGGAGTTACAGCGTATCCAGGCGCAGGTACGACAGGCGAAAGGACGCGGAGATATTTCACAGGGCGATTATCTGGCGCTGGTGTCTGAAGCTGCTGCAAAGACACGCGAACTTACCGATGCGGAGGCGCTGGCCACGCAGAAAAAAGCACAGTTTATACGTCGACTGAAAGAGCAGACGGCGGTACAGGGCCTCTCCCGTACTGAGTTGCTGCGGGTGAAGGCGGCTGAACTGGGGGTTAGCAGTGCCGCCGATGTCTATATCCGCAAACTGGATACCGCAACAAAATCCACTCATGCACTGGGACTGAAATCAGCAATGGCGCGCCGCGAGATAGGCGTACTGATTGGTGAACTGGCACGGGGAAATTTTGGCGCCCTTCGCGGTTCCGGTATCACGCTGGCCAACCGGGCCGGGTGGATTGAGCAACTGATGTCGCCGAAGGGCATGATGCTCGGCGGGCTGGTTGGCGGTGTGGCTGCGGCGGTTTACGGACTGGGTAAGGCGTACTATGAGGGGGCGAAAGAAAGTGAGGAGTTCAATAAACAGCTTATTCTGACCGGGAGTTATGCCGGAAAAACCACAGGCCAGCTTAATGCGATGGCGAAGTCGCTCGCCGGAAATGGCGTCACGCAGCACGATGCTGCAGGCGTGCTGGCACAGGTGGTCGGTAGCGGAGCGTTTACCGGGCAGGCAGTGGCAATGGTATCCCGTACCGCGACCAGAATGCAGGAAAACGTGGGACAATCAGTGGATGAAACCATCCGCCAGTTTAAACGCCTGCGGGATGATCCGGTGAATGCGGCGAAAGAACTGGACAGGACACTGCATTTTCTGACCGCCACCCAGCTTGAACAAATCAGGGTACTGGGCGAGCAGGGAAGAGTGGCTGATGCCGCGAAAATTGCCATGTCCGCGTATTCGGAAGAAATGAATAAGCGGATGGGGGACGTACACGACAATCTGGGCTGGATTGAAAGAGCATGGAATGCTGTCGGTGATGCGGCGAAGTGGGCATGGGATCGGATGCTGGATATCGGGCGGGAAGACACGCTCGATGAAAAGATCGCGACACTGCAGGAAAAAATCGCGCGCGGCAGAAAAACGCCCTGGACGGTGTCTTCCTCCCAGACTGAATACGATCAGCAGCAGCTGAACGAACTTCAGGAACAGAAACGCCAGAAGGACCTGCTGGATGCGAAGGCGCAGGCAGAGCGTAATTATCAGGAAACGCAGAAACGTCGGAACGAGCAGAACGCCGCGCTGAACCGGGATAATGAAACTGAATCCCTGCGGCATCAACGGGAGGTGGCGCGCATTACCGCCATGCAGTATGCCGATGCTGCGGTACGCAATGCCGCGCTGGAGCGTGAAAACGAACGCCATAAAAAAGCAATGGCACGGCAGAAGGAAAAGCCAAAGGCTTACCACAACGACGAGGCCGGGCGACTGCTTTTGCAGTACAGCCAGCAACAGGCGCAGACTGAAGGGCTGATTGCCGCCGCGAAGCTTTCCACGACCGAAAAAATGACGGAAGCGCATAAGCAGCTTTTGTCATTTCAGCAGCGCATCGCTGATTTGTCCGGTAAAAAACTGACGGCGGATGAACAAAGCGTACTGGCACATAAGGATGAAATAGCGCTTGCGCTACAGAAGCTGGATATCTCACAACAGGATTTGCAACACCAGAATGCCTTTAATGAACTGAAGAAAAAGACGCTCACATTAACCAGCCAGCTCGCTGACGAAGAATCCCGCGTCAGGCAGCAGCACGCACTGGCGCTGGCCACAATGGGTATGGGCGATCAGCAACGTGGCCGGTACGAAGAGCATCTGAAAATTCAACAGCACTACCAGGAACAACTGGAGCAGCTTAAGCGCGACAGCAAGGCAAAAGGGACATACGGTTCTGACGAATACCGTCAGGCGGAGCAGGAACTTCAGGCCAGTCTCGATCGCCGACTGGCTGAGTGGGCGGATTATAACGCGAAAGTGGATGCTGCGCAGGGAGACTGGACGCAGGGCGCGTCGCGGGCGCTGGATAACTTTCTGGCGCAGGGGGGCAACGTGGCAGGCATGACGGAGAACGTTTTCACAAACGCATTTAACGGCATGGCGGACAGTATCGCGAATTTTTCCGTGACCGGAAAGGGCAGTTTCCGGAGCCTGACGGTCTCCATCCTGGCTGACCTGGCAAAAATGGAGGCACGTATTGCGGCTTCTAAACTGTTGGGTTCAGTACTGGGTATGTTCGGCTTTGGCGCATCAGCAGGCGGAAGTACACCATCCGGGGCATACAGTTCAGCGGCGCTGTCGGTCATTCCAAATGCGGACGGCGGCGTGTACCGCTCAGCAGGACTCAGTCAGTACAGCGGCAGTATTGTTAACAGACCGACGTTCTTTGCATTTGCCAGAGGGGCGGCAGTAATGGGAGAGGCCGGTCCGGAGGCTATACTGCCGCTTCGTCGCGGTACTGACGGTAAGCTGGGGGTTGTGGCAGCAGGTTCCGGAGGGATGGCGATGTTTGCGCCGCAGTATCATATTGCAATCAGCAACACGGGGCCGGAGCTGACGCCGCAGGCGCTGAAGGCGGTTTATGATCTGGGTAAAAAGGCGGCGGCTGATTTCGTGCAGCAGCAGGGGCGTGACGGCGGCAGGCTGAGCGGGGCATATCGATGATGAAAACCTTTCACTGGAAAGTTGACCCGGACATGGGGGTGGATTCGGAACCACAGGTGTCGGTGGTGAGGTTCGGTGATGGCTACGAGCAGCGGCGTGCATCCGGGATCAATAATGACCTGAAAAAATACAGTGTGACTATCCGCGTTGACCGGGAGGATGGTCCGGCACTGGAGGGCTTTTTGTCACAGCATAACGGTGTGAAGGCGTTTTTGTGGACTCCGCCTTACGGATACCGGCAGATTAAGGTTGTCTGCCGGAAATGGAGTGTGAAAGCGGGATTGCTGAAAACAACATTCACCGCGACATTTGAGCAGGTTATTTCTTAGTATTTTTGATCGAAACGATCGATAAATATGATTGAACTTTCTAACCTGCTGCTGTTTCACTGAGCCCGCACAGTCAATAATCAAAAAAAGGAAATGTTATGGAAAAGATTGCCGTGGCGGTTTTAGTTGGTCTGGCGTTAGGTAGCATCGGCGTGGCTAACGCAGCAGGGTATAAAAATACCGTTTCAATTGGATATGCCTACACAGATTTAAGCGGCTGGCTTTCCGGTAATGCGAACGGTGCCAACATCAAATATAACTGGGAAGATCTGGACAGTGGATTCGGGGCGATGGGTTCAGTTACATACACCTCGGCTGATGTTAATAACTATGGGTATAAGGTAGGTGATGCTGATTATACCTCCCTTCTTGTTGGTCCTTCATACCGTTTTAACGACTATCTGAATGCTTACGTGATGATTGGTGCAGCAAACGGACATATTAAGGATAACTGGGGAAATTCTGACAATAAAACCGCCTTTGCTTATGGGGCAGGTATTCAGCTTAACCCGGTTGAAAATATTGCCGTTAATGCGTCTTATGAGCATACAAGTTTTTCCACTGATGCTGACAGTGACGTCAAAGCTGGAACCTGGGTGCTTGGCGTAGGTTACAGCTTCTGACCTTTAACATCGATACAGATTTAATGCCCTCCAGTGAGAGGGCTTTTTTATGGGTAAAACGAAATTATGACGATATGGCTATGTTGCTGTTATTTCTCAATGACACCACAGGCAAAACGTGCACCGCCACCACCCAGTGGAGCAGGTTTATCGGAGTAATTGTCACCGCCTTTATGGATCATCAATGAGTGACCTTTCAGTTCTGACAGTGATTTAAGGCGTGGTGCCAGTAACGGATACGTGGCTGTACCATCTGCATTGACAACCAGTCCAGGCAGATCCCCCAAATGCCCTTTGTCATTATATGGGCCAAGATGTTTCCCGGTTTTTTCGGGGTCAAGATGTCCTCCGGCCATGAGCGCCGGAACCTCTTTACCGTCTTTCATTCCCGGCATACAACTTGGGTTTGTGTGGACATGGAAGCCGTGAATTCCTGGCGTAAGACCATTTAGGTGAGGAGTGAAAAGCAGACCGTAAGGTGTCTCTGAAACTGTGATTTCACCTATGTTTTCTCCTGTTCCGCTGGACAGGGCATCGTTCATCTTTACAGTCAGGGTATTCTCTGCCATTGCTGAACAACTGATGAGCGCACCAGCTACCAGCGACAATATTGTGTATTTCATTAGTTACCTCGTTTTTTGGTTGTATCGTAAATACCATTAATAAAAGAAGGAATATTTTTGCAAGATAAATAATAAAGGATCTCTCATATATGCAGGATATACCACAGGAAACCCTGAGCGAGACCACCAAAGCGGAGCAGTCCGCGAAGGTGGATTTGTGGGAATTTGATTTAACCGCGATTGGCGGTGAGCGCTTTTTCTTCTGTAACGAACCGAACGAAAAAGGCGAGCCGTTAACCTGGCAGGGGAGGCAGTACGAACCGTACCCGATACAGGTACAGGATTTTGAGATGAACGGGAAAGGCGCATCTCCCCGCCCGAACCTCGTTGTTGCCAATCTCTTTGGTCTGGTCACGGGAATGGCGGAGGATTTGCAAAGTCTCGTCGGCGCGTCAGTGGTAAGGCATCAGGTTTACAGCAAGTTTCTTGATGCGGTGAATTTCAGTAACGGCAATCCGGGCGCTGACCCGGAGCAGGAGGCGGTAGCGCGCTATAACGTGGAGCAGTTGTCAGAACTGGATTCATCAACTGCTACCATTATTCTGGCATCACCGGCAGAAACCGACGGTTCTGTGGTGCCGGGGCGTACCATGCTAGCGGACTCCTGTCCGTGGGATTACCGGGATGAAAACTGCGGATACGACGGCCCGCCCGTGGCCGATGAGTTCGATAAGCCCACCTCAGACCCGAAAAAGGATAAATGCAGCCACTGCATGAAAGGCTGTGAAATGCGTAACAATCTGGTGAATGCCGGATTTTTCGCTTCCATCAACAAACTGTCTTAACAGGTTCCCATGATTAACGATGACATTCTGGCACATGCCCGACAGTGTGCGCCTGCGGAATCGTGCGGTTATGTGGTCAGAACGGCACAGGGAGAGCGGTATTTTCCGTGTGAAAATCTGTCTGCTGAACCCACGATGTATTTTCGTATATCCCCGGAGGATTACCTGAATGCCCGGAACCGCGGCGACATCGTGGCGCTGGTACACAGCCATCCTGACGGTAAGCCCTGTCTCAGCAGTGCGGATCGTACCCTCCAGATACAAAGCGGGCTGGACTGGTGGCTGGTCCGTGATAACAGGATACATAAATTCCGCTGCGTGCCACACCTGACCGGGCGGCAGTTTGAGCATGGCGTGACGGACTGCTACACGCTGTTTCGTGATGCCTACCATCTGGCCGGGATTGATATGCCGGATTTCGATAGGGAAGATGACTGGTGGAGTCAGGGTAAAAGCCTCTATCTGGATCACCTGGAGGCGGCGGGATTTTACCGGGTGAATCCGGAGGATGCGCAGCCCGGCGACGTGCTGATTTGCTGTTTTGGTTCACCGACGCCCAATCATGCGGCGATTTACTGCGGCAACGGTGAACTGTTGCACCATATTCCGGAGCAGTTGAGTAAACGAGAGGGGTATAACGACAAATGGCAACGACGGACACACTCAATATGGCGGCACCGGCAATGGTGCGAATCTGCCTTTACGGGGATTTACAACGATTTGGAAAGCGCATCAGCCTCAGCATAAAGACAGCGGCGGAAGGCATACATGCGCTGGCGATACAACTCCCCGGATTCCGGCAGCGAATGAATGAGGGCTGGTATCAGGTCCGGATTGCCGGGAGCGATATGGCGCCGGATACCCTTACTGCCAGACTGAACGAATCGTTACCGCCGGGGGCAGTGGTTCATATTGTACCGCGTATGGCGGGAGCGAAAAACGGTATCTGGCAGGTGGTAGCCGGGGCAGCGCTGATTGGCGCGTCATTTATTCCCGGTCTGAATGCTGTAGCGGCGGCAGTATTGTTTTCCGCAGGAACCAGTATGGCGCTGGGTGGTGTGGCGCAGATGCTGACACCTGTACCCAAAACACCAACGGTGGGTCAGACAGATAACGGGAAACAGAACACGTACTTTTCTTCCCAGGAAAATATGGTGGCCCAGGGGAACCCGGTGCCGGTGTTGTACGGTGAAATGAAAATCGGGTCACGGGTGATATCGCAGATGATGAGTACCCGGGATGAGAGCACGTCGGGAAAAGTTGTGGTGATCGGCTCCCCGTTACAGGCAAACACCACGTCGCGGCAGGACGGCGGGATTACCAGACCGTCTGTCGTCATCCGGCAGTGATAATCATGACAACATGAGCTGATACACATGACCGCCATTACGGCGGTTTTGTTATTTATGGAGCCAGGAGAATGAGCAAAGGTGGAGGGAAGGGGCATACACCACGTGAGGCGAAGGACGATCTGAAGTCCACACAACAACTGAGCGTGATTGATGCCCTCAGTGAGGGACCGATAGTCGGCCCGGTGAACGGTCTGCAGAGCGTGCTGATTAATAACACGCCGGTGGTGGACGCGGACGGTAACAGTAATATTCACGGCGTGACCGTGGTATATCAGGTGGGGGAGACACCACAGGCACCGCTGGAAGGTTTTGAGGCTTCCGGCGCGGAAACGGTGCTGGGTGTGGAAGTGAAACACGATAATCCCGTTACCCGTACTGTTGTCTCAGAGAATGTCGACCGGCTACGCTTCACCTTTGGTGTACAGATGCTGCAGGAGACCACGGACAAGGGGGACCGTAACCCGTCCTCCGTGAATCTGCTGATACAGTTTCAGCGTAGCGGGATCTGGAACACAGAATTTGATATCACTATTAACGGCAAGATCACAACACAATATCTGGCATCGGTAGTGGCTGATAATTTACCGCCGCGCCCGTTCAGTGTCCGCATGGTCAGGGTGACACCGGACAGCACCACCGACAGGCTTCAGAACAAAACGCTGTGGTCGTCGTATACGGAAATCATCGATATCCGGCAGGGTTATCCTGGCACAGCGGTTGCCGGTCTGCTGGTGGATGCGGAACAGTTCGGCAGCCAGCAGGTCACGCGTAACTACCACCTGCGCGGACGTATTTTTCAGGTCCCCTCAAACTATGACCCGGATACCCGCACATATACCGGCCTGTGGGACGGGGCGTTTAAACCGGCGTACACGAATAACCCGGCGTGGTGCACGATGGATAAACTGACCCACCCCCGTTACGGGCTGGGCAGGCGTATCGGGGGGGCGGATGTGGATAAATGGGCGCTGTACGCCATCGCGCAGTACTGCGATCAACCGGTGCCGGACGGATTTGGCGGCACGGAACCCCGCATGACGCTTAATGCGTATATTACCACCCAGCGTAAGGCGTATGACGTTCTGGCGGATTTCTGCTCGGTGATGCGTTGTATGCCGGTATGGAATGGCCGCAAAATGACCTTCATCCAGGACCGCCCCTCCGATAAAGCATGGACCTACACCAACGGTAACGTGGTGGGCGGGCGCTTTAAATACAGCTTCAGTGCCCTGAAAGACCGCCATAACGCGATAGAAGTGAGATACACCGATCCGCTGAATGGCTGGCAAACCTCCACGGAGCTGGTGGAAGACCATGCCTCACAGGCCCGTTATGGACGCAATCTGCTGAAAATGGACGCGTTCGGCTGTACCTCACGTGGACAGGCGCACCGGACGGGGTTGTGGGTGATGATGACGGAGCTGCTGGAAACGCAGACCGTGGATTTTTCTGTCGGTGCGGAAGGTCTGCGTCATACACCGGGCGATATTATTGAGGTCTGCGACAACGATTACGCCGGGGTGTCGGTCGGTGGGCGTATCACTGACCTGGATATTTCCACCCGCACGCTGACGCTTGACCGGGAAATAACACTACCGGAAAGCGGCGCCACCACGCTGAATATTGTCGGGCCTGACGGTAAGCCGTTCAGTACGGAGATTCAGTCGCAGCCCGCACCGGATCGGGTGGTAACGAAAGTCCTGCCGGAAACCGTGCAGCCGTACAGTATCTGGGGGCTGAAACTGCCCTCCCTGAAGCGCCGCCTTTTCCGTTGCGTGCGTATTAAGGAGAATGACGACGGCACATACGCCATCACTGCCTTGCAGCACGTTCCGGAAAAAGAGTCCATTGTGGACAACGGGGCGCACTTTGACCCGTTACCGGGGACCACCAACAGCATTATTCCGCCCGCTGTACAACATCTGACCGTCAGCACGGATAACGACAGCACCCTGTATCAGGCCAAAGCGAAATGGGATACGCCGCGGGTGGTAAAAGGTGTGCGTTTTGTCGTGAGACTGACTATCAGAAACGGGAAAGATGACGACCCCGCGCGTCTGGTGACAACCGCCACAACCAGTGAGACAGAGTACGCTTTCCACGAATTACCGCTGGGTGACTACACGCTGACAGTCAGGGCAATAAACGGATTCGGGCAGCAGGGGGAGCCGTCATCGGTCACGTTCAGCATTCAGGCTCCGGCGGCACCGTCCACCATTGAACTGACGCCGGGCTATTTTCAGATAACGGTGACGCCGTACCAGGCCATTTATGATGCCAGTGTGCAGTATGAATTCTGGTACTCCGCAACACAGCTGACGACCGCAGCAGACATTCAGTCAAAAGCGCAGTATCTGGGCATCGGGTCATTCTGGATAAAGGATGGACTGAAACCACTGCATGATGCCTGGTTTTACGTGCGTAGTGTAAATCTGGCTGGAAAATCAGTGTTTGCGGAAGTGTCCGGGCGTCCGAGTGATGACGCGAAAGGGTATCTGGACTTTTTTAAAGGACTGATTACGGAGGCGTATCTTGGTACAGAGTTGCTGAAAAAATTGACCTGACGGAGGATAACGCCAGCAAACTGCAACAGTTTTCGAAGGAGTGGAAGGACGCTAACGATAAATGGAACGCCATGTGGGGCGTCAAAATAGAGCAGACCAAAGACGGCAAATATTATGTGGCCGGAATTGGACTGAGTATGGAAGACACGCCTGACGGGAAGATAAGCCAGTTCCTGGTGGCGGCGGATCGCATTGCTTATATTAACCCGGCAAACGGAAACCAGACGCCAGGATTCGTCATGCAGGGCGACCAGATAATCATGAACGAGGCGTTCCTGAAATACCTGAGCGCGCCGACTATCACCAGTGGCGGTAATCCTCCGGCATTTTCCCTGACGCCGGACGGAAAGCTGACTGCGAAAAATGCGGATATCAGCGGCCATATTAACGCTGTGTCTGGCTCGTTTACCGGAGAAATCAATGCCACCTCCGGTAAGTTTTCTGGCGTGATAGAAGCAAAAGAGTTTGTCGGTGATATCTGCGGCTCAAAAGTCATGCAGGGCGTGAGCATCAGAGCGAAGAACGACGAACGCAGCACCTCAACACGGTATACCGACAGCGCCACCTATCAGATAGGGAAAACCATCACGGTGATGGCTAACTGTGAGCGTAACGGTGGCTCCGGTGCCATCACCGTCACGATAAATATTAACGGCCAGGTGAAAACGGCGGAGGTTATCCCGTATACCGCAGGGCTTCCGGCCATGTATCAGACAGTTGTCTTTTCGGTCTACACCACTTCACCTGTCGTGGATATCAGCGTTTCTCTGAGGGTCGGCGGGCAGTACACCACTGAAGCTTCCGTCTGGCCGCTGGTGATGGTTTCCCGGTCGGGGAGCAACTTCACAAACTGACCGGATTTCCGGTCCCTTTCGTTTAATGAGGAACAAATATGACTATGTCGCGCGTAATTTCTCTGGCGGCAGGGCTTTCCCTGTCCGTTTTATTTTCCACTGCTGCCGTTGCCGATAACGGAAGAGGAAGCGGCAACAGCAATATTGAAAACCAGACCCGGATTTATACCGGCACCGACCGTGGGCAGAAACAGCACCGCGAGGCAAAGGGAAAACAATCACGCGGAGCGTCCAGTGTTCTCTGCCGGCATATTTACGTGACCCGGATAATCAGTGCTGAGATGTGAATGAATCTGAAGCCTGCCTGCGGGCGGGCTTTTTTATGGAGGCAATATGCCAGTACTTATTTCCGGCGTACTGAAAGATGGTACGGGAACGCCGGTACAGAACTGCACCATTCAGCTGAAGGCCTGCCGGACCAGTACGACGGTGGTCGTGAATACGGTGGCATCGGAAAATCCGGATGACGCCGGGCGCTACAGCATGGATGTGGAGCAGGGGCAGTACACTGTCACGCTCCTGGTGGAAGGGTATCCCCCGTCACATGCCGGAGTTATTACGGTTTACGATGATTCAAAGCCGGGCACCCTGAATGATTTTCTGGGGGCCATGACGGAAGACGACGTCCGCCCGGAGGCGCTGCGGCGTTTTGAGGCGATGGTGGAAGAAGTTGCCCGCCAGGCATCGGAGGCATCGCGGAATGCCACCGCCGCAGGGCAGGCATCTGAACAGGCGCAGACATCAGCAGGTCAGGCATCGGAAAGCGCCACGGCAGCAGTGAATGCAGCCGGAGCGGCAGAAGCATCAGCCACACAGGCAGCCTCATCCGCAGCATCTGCGGAGAGCAGCGCAGGTACGGCGACCACAAAAGCCGGGGAGGCATCAGCCAGCGCGGCGTCGGCTGACACAGCCAGAACGGCAGCAGCCGCATCGGCAGCCGCAGCGAAAACATCTGAAGCGAATGCAGATGCCTCCCGTACTGCCGCCGGAGATTCAGCTGCTGCCGCAGCCGCCAGCGCGACGGCGGCGCAGACATCAGCAGAGCGCGCCGGAGCATCCGAAACCGCCGCGAAGACGTCAGAAACGCAGGCGGCTTCCAGTGCCGGTGATGCAGGTGCGTCAGCCACTGCGGCGGCAGCGTCGGAAAAGGCGGCAGCCGCATCGGCAGCCGCAGCGAAAACATCTGAGACAAATGCAGCAACGTCAGCAAGTACAGCAGCGGCCAGCGCAACAGCCGCCTCGTCATCAGCATCGGAGGCATCCACTCACGCCGCTGCATCTGATACCAGCGCATCACTGGCGGCGCAAAGCAGTACTGCTGCCGGAGCAGCAGCCACCAGAGCAGAAGAGGCCGCAAAACGGGCAGAAGATATCGCGGACGTGATTTCCCTGGAAGATGCCAGCCTGACGAAAAAAGGTATCGTTAAGTTAAGCAGCGCCACGGACAGTGACAGCGAAGCGCTGGCAGCCACGCCAAAGGCGGTCAAAGCTGTCATGATTGAGGTACAGACCAAAGCGCCGCTGGACAGTCCGGTATTCACTGGAACACCGACCACACCGACGCCGCCAGATGACGCTAAGGGACTTCAGACTGCAAACGCTGAGTTTGTTCGTAAACTGATTGCTGCACTGGTCGGTTCCGTACCTGAGTCGCTGGATACGCTGCAGGAACTGGCGGACGCGCTGGGTAACGATCCGAGCTTTGCCACCACTGTAATGAATAAACTGGCGGGCAAGCAGCCGCTGGACGATACACTGACGGCGCTGTCAGGAAAAAGCATTGAAGGTCTTATCGAATACGTTGGTTTACGGAGCACAATTGATAAGGCTGCTGGTGCGTTGCCTGCTGGTGGTACGGCTGTCGCAGCGAACAGGCTTGCATCACGCGGCGCGCTTCCGGCACTGACTGGCACGACAAGAGGCAGCGATGGCGGCCTGATAATGGGCGAGGTTTACAATAACGGTTATCCAACGCAATACGGGAATATTTTGCGTCTGACCGGAACCGGTGATGGAGAGGTATTAATCGGATGGAGTGGGGTTAATGGTGCTCCTGCGCCCGCATATATTCGCAGCCATCGAGATACCGCCGACGCTGAGTGGTCAGAATGGGCGATGTTCTACACCTCACTAAATCCGCCACCGGATTCGTATCCAGTAGGGGCGGCGATTGCATGGCCGTCTGATGTGCTCCCGGATGGTGGTTATGCTTTTATGTATGGGCAGTCCTTCGATAAATCTGCTTACCCGTTACTGGCTATAGCGTATCCGTCCAGCGTTATCCCTGACATGAGAGGCTGGACAATAAAGGGTAAGCCCATCAGTGGACGTGCCGTATTGTCGCAAGAAATGGACGGCAATAAATCGCACTCGCACACCGCGCGGGCGCAGGATACTGACTTAGGGACAAAATCTACCTCATCCTTTGATTACGGCACGAAATCGACCAATACCACGGGCAATCATACTCACCAGTTCGGCGGTTATATCAATTCATACTGGGGAGATTCCAATCACACCTCATTTCAGCCTGGAGGTGGTGCATGGACACAGGCCGCTGGCGACCATGCGCATACAGTTTATATCGGAGGACACGAGCACACCATGTATATCGGTCCACACGGACACGTCGTTATTGTGGACGCAGACGGTAATGCAGAAACCACGGTTAAAAACATTGCATTTAACTATATTGTGAGGCTGGCGTGATTAAATTAATTCTTTCAGCACCCGTGCCGGCAATGGCCGTGGCTTTTGAACATTCTTTTCAGAATACCGAAAATGTGGAAATTATCCCAGGACCGTTTGAAACCATACCGGAATTTGACTGCATGGTCAGTGCGGCGAACTCTTTCGGTTTGATGGATGGCGGCGTGGATGCTGCGATAACAGCATATTTTGGGCCGCAGTTACAGGAACGTGTACAGCAAAATATCATCCGTGAATATCTGGGGGAACAGCCCGTCGGCACCGCCTTTGTTATTGAAACGGGTAACAGTAAACATCCGTGGCTGGTTCACGCCCCGATGATGCGCGTTCCGCTGATTATTGACGGCACCGACGCGGTTTATAATGCAACACGGGCTGCGTTACTGGCAATTTTTCAGCACAATAAAAGCGCCGGAGAAGACCGGAAAATTACATCTGTTGCATTACCTGCAATGGGGGCCGGATGTGGTCAGGTCCCCCCGGACAGCGTCGCCCGGCAAATGAAGCTGGCGTGGGAAAGTTTCAGTAATCCACCCAAAGCAATCAACTGGCAATACGCCAGCGCCCGCCAGAATGCTGTATTCAGCACAACGGCATACTGTCCGTCAGAGACGCTTTGTCCGAACGCCAGAACGGAATATATCGGTTTTGGTGATTACAGAACGTATTGCAAAAAATCAGGTAACACCTGCATCAGTCCCCGTCATCAGGTTGATGATATTTATATTGGTGCTCATAGGCATCATGTTTTTCTCGGCCTCGATTATCATGACAATCACCTGAATCCAGAATATTTATCCGGAGTAAAAAATGACGTTTAAAATGAGCGATACCCCGCAGACAATTAAAATTTTTAATCTTCGTTCAGATACAAACGAATTTATTGGCGCAGGTGATGCATATATCCCGCCGCACACGGGATTACCGGCAAACTGTACTGATCTCGCCCCTCCTGATATTCCCTCCAGTCATATAGCTGTTTTTGACGCTGAAACCCAAACGTGGAGTCTGCAGGAGGATCACCGCGGCGAGACGGTTTACGACACAACAACCGGCAATCAGGTTTATATCTCCGAGCCTGGTCCGTTGCCCGAAAATGTCACATCAGTTTCACCAGTTGGTGAATACCAGAAATGGGATGGTAAGGCTAAGGTCTGGGTGAATGATGAAGCTGCGGAGGCCGCAGCCAGACTTCGTGAAGCTGAAGAAACCAAAAACAGGCTCCTGCAAATAGCATCTGAAAAAATCACGCCGTTACAGGATGCTGTTGATCTTGATATCGCAACAGATGATGAGAAAGCGCAGCTCGACGAATGGAAAAAATACAGGGTGCTGGTAAACCGGGTGGATACCTTAAATCCTGACTGGCCGGAGAAACCATCTCAGTTATAAAAATATAGCTATGTAGTAGAGATTGCTGCTATATGTTATATAGCAGCAATGGCTATTATTTTGATGGTTGAGTGTATAATTTTAGCACTGGTAAATGACGGTTTAGCTCCGGAGTTAGTTCCTGGGGAAAATTATGGATACTATTGGTTCATATTAATCAGGAAGAGGCTCCGCATATTTTTTGGTTTTTCTGTGTTCAGGGAGTGTATTGTATATATTTATTAGCAATGTTTTCTAGTATCAGTTGGAATTGCTGTGGAGTCGGCATAGCACACTCATTAAACAGTGGTGCAACTTCTGTCATAATGATCTTCTCCGCATAGATTTTAAAGGATGCCTGCTGATGTTGATTGATAAACATACGTGGATACTTACTGTTTGCTGATGAAATCAACGGAGTTATAAAAGGATTGGCCCCTGCGCCGCTTGGCGTAAAAACGTCATTTTTGGTTGTTCCGGGCAGACCTGCATTTTCCGCTGCTTCGCCAATTTCCTGAAGAAAAGGCGCTATGTTGATCCCTTTGCTGATGAGCAAATTACAACACTGATCTTTATTCTTGCTGTAAACTGCCGATAGTATAGCTTCACGGGTCTGGCTGGCGTATGCGGGGTCTTTACTCGCACTACCTCTAATATCTATATCATTGAGCGTTTGAAGCATAAAATCTTTAACGACTTTATTTGTCAACACTGCCCGGCCCTCAGATGCGCTTCCTCGGTGAAAGTGTGTTGCAGAAGACTCAGTGTTCTTATGCGAAATAAAACGTTCAGATAATTTTGACCTTAATTCAATGAAGTGATTTTTTACTGCGAGAATACTTTTTGCTAAAGAATTTTTCTCGGTTGATTTTTCTTTTAGTAGTGTGGTTTCCTGTTTTTGGATTCTAAAATCCTGGGGAAATAAAGTTATTTTTGTCACGGTAATGCTCCTTTTATATGTACATAACTCATTTATATATAGATAGCAGGAATACTTTTATTTTTATAGCAAATGCTATGTCCATCTGATTGATGAATTAGAAAAAATCGGCTGATTCAATTAATTCTCAAATAGTACTATTTTTATTTTCCAGAAACTTTCAAAAAATGTCCATTTCGCTCAGGAGGAGCCTTGCCGTTCTGGCATTGAAATGGAGTGTGAGCTCATTGTCGAGCGGACACGCGCCGGGCTGGTAGCGGCAAGGGAGCAGGGGCGAATTGGTGACCGACGACCGAAACTAACAACGGGACAATGGGCGCAGGCTGGGCTCCTGATTAGGGCAGGAGTACCGCGGCAGCAGGTAGCGATTATTTATGATGTGGTGCTGTCGACGCTGTACAGAAAGTTCCCGGCCTCTAAACTGGCTTAGATATGCGCATATGGCAATACCACCAGAAAATTTACAAAACCATAATTTGAATTAAGAGAGAAACTTACAAACGAAGAGATGAATAATTAAACAGCCGTAGCGACTCCTGTATCTTGCGCGCATGTTCAAATTAAACAACTGTATATAAAAGGGTCTTCCCCTGTTGTGGTGGTTGAGTGCATGATAATGCAATAATTTTCATCACCAGAGGCAACCATCATGGATGAGAAATCCCTCTATGCCCACATTCTCAACCTGTCCGCCCCGTGGCAGGTTGAATCTCTTTCCCTTGATGAAAACGCTGGCTATGTCACCGTTGTTGTCGGGATCGCCAAAAATACACTGCTAATCTGCCCGACATGCGGGCAGCAATGCCCTGTTCACGATCACCGACACCGCAAATGGCGTCATCTCGATACCTGCCAGTTCATGACTGTCGTTGAGGCGAGTGTCCCCCGGGTCATGTGTCCAGACCATGGATGCCAGACGTTACCTGTTCCATGGGCCGGAGCTGGTAGCCGGTATACGTTATTGTTCGAATCATTCGTCCTTACCTGGCTGAAAATTAGCACGGTTGATGCGGTAAGAAAGCAACTTAAGCTTAGCTGGAATGCCGTTGACGGCATTATGACCCGGGCAGTCAAACGTGGTCTTGGGCGAATAAAAAAGCCGCTATCAGCCCGGCATATGAATGTGGACGAAGTTGCATTCAAAAAGGGGCACCAGTATATCACTGTGATATCAGATCGTGAGGGCAGAGCGCTGGCATTAACGGATGATCGGGGAACAGAAAGTCTTGCCAGCTATCTTCGCACTCTCACCGACGGTCAGCTGGAGGCAATCAAAACGTTCTCAATGGATATGAATGCCGGATATATCAGAGCGGCACGCATCCATCTTCCGCGCGCTGTAGAGAAAATAGCCTTTGACCGCTTCCATGTGGCAAAACAACTGGGTGAAATCGTTGATAAGACGCGGCAGAACGAGCATCCCCGGCTTCCGTTGGACAGCCGCCGCCAGGCAAAAGGAACCCGCTTCCTGTGGCAATACAGTGAAAAATGGATGACAGAATCCCGACAGGAAAAACTGGCATGGCTGAGAGAGCAGATGCAGCTGACCAGTCAATGCTGGGTACTGAAAGAGCTGGCGAAAGATATCTGGAATCGCCCATGGAGTGACAAACGCCGTGCAGACTGGCAGCAATGGATAGCGCTTGCGAGAAGCTGTGATGTGCCGGTAATGAGAAACATGGCAGGAACCATCATGAAAAGGCTGTACGGAATACTTAACGCAATGCGGCACTGCGTATCTAACGGTAATGCCGAAGCGCTTAACAGTAAAATAATGCTACTGAGGATAAAGGCTCGGGGATACCGGAACAGGGAACGCTTCAAAGTAGCTGTCATGTTTCATTACGGTAGATTAAACATGGCCTTTTAAAGGCAAACATATCCGTTTGATTTTACTGAAAATTCGTGGTTTTTATTGTTGCTAATGCTCAAAAGTTTTTGAGTTAGAATATGTGGAGAAACTGGTAACGATAGTGACTCGTTAGTATCTAAGACTTCAGGTGTACCGAGTAAAAACACTGTATTTTCCTGGGGCCTGTACTCAAGGTTAATACGGGCCTGTAATCCTCTGTTGTAACTAGCAATATCAGTAGCTAATGCATCCTGTGGAACATGAAGGTTATTTAAAATAACGCATTGCGAAGAATTTTTTGATTTCAACATGTTTGCCGGGATGTTTTTAACTGAAGTTAACGAGGTAACGACAGTAGACTTATCCTCTAAATTAGCATGGTTTACATGTGTATCAGATGCTGCCGTCGTCCGGTTAGGGTTGTTATGAATTGTAAACATGTTGTCCTCCCAGACAGAACTAAAGGTACGCCTTTGGCAAGGGATACTTATAATCCCTAAAATCTCAATTATACACGAACTTCACCACAACAGGGGAAGACCCTTGTATACAGTATTTTTGCTTTGGCGGTTTTGTCTGTCAAGGCATGAACCACTTGTTTTTAAATTTTGGGGAACATACTGCGGGCGTGTTTGTTATCGATTTTCCCTGCAGGGCTGATGGGGTCTGGCGTTGACTAAAATTATGTGTGGGGCATGGATGGGGCAAAAGTGGTCTGTGAAGTTCGTTAAAGTTCGTTAATCAAGCTTCATCTCGATCTCGCTCATCCCTTGTTTAAAGCGCTCCTGGACGATCTTTATCGATTTTAAAAACTATGAGTACATGTTAATAAAAAATGTAGCAAATAGGCCGTTTGTGCCTGAAAAGATGAACATTCTGCGTAGCGCGATTTGCGCAACAGGAATAGACTGGAGTCGACACTCTACACAAAGATGCGAAAGGTTTTTTTATGACACAACAGCCACAAGCCA